TGAATGCTAACCTTGCGATTTTGCGGAATGGTGTCGTACATGCTTTTGCTTCCAGCCTTAGATCGTGCGTACACAGGCTTTCCTTTTGCATTTTGTGCCATTTGTAACTGAGGATCATAGTGGACAAAAAACCCATTTGATTCTGCATGGGCATTCTGTGTGGTGCCAGTAGCTTTTTTGTTTTTTAAGCCAACAATGACCCCATCTTGTCCTTCTGGTTGCAAATCCAAGGGTCGGAAATCATGGGTATCGCCATTGATAATTTTGTAACGCTTTCCAGTTTCTTGATCATGCAATTCTTCAGGCAAATGATGCTTGTCGCTAAAAGCCATGGCAACATTGTCGCCTTGATCAAGACGACGACGCATGGATTTCCAATTTTGATGTTCATTGTGTACGCCCGGCTGGCTTACTCCGGTGCTGGAGTAGGTGTAATGATGATTGGAGGCGATTGGGTCGGTGTTATTCTTGGTGTAATCATAAAAAGTCACATCTGGATGAGCATTGATGATGGCTTTATGAACTCTGGGGTTGATGTCCGACAAGACATTCAGTCGTACACCTAGGTGATTACCGTTTTGAGCTGCAATGGCTTTGGCGTCCGTAATTTCATCATGCAACTTGACTGCAAAATCATGCGGTGCATGCATAAATGCATGGGTCTTTTTTAAGCTGTTGAGACGAGGGCCAAGAAATTCTTCCAAATCTTGTCCACCGCCTAGTTTGAAATAATTCCCAGATGTTTTTCCCAAACATTCTTTTTTGCATGAGTGGTGGTTGGGGCATGTATCAAATTTTCCTTCTCGGTACGCTGGAGCCAAAGCCAACCCAGTCGTTTCAATGCCACGTCCATCGGGCAGTTCTACAGGTTTGCCGCCATCATATCCAGCTTCAGACTTGAGTAGCTTCTCATTTTTGCCCAATAAATCTTTGGGCGTTCCATTTCCAGTGCGACCAACAATATCCGCCACACGTTCTGCGGCACGTATGCTGTTCTGCGCTTTTTCTTCAGGCGACAAGCTTAAATGATGTGAAATGGCTTCATCAAACGCAGTTGCCAACCCCTTCATTGTTGGATTGGAGTGGTCATAAGGCGTAAAATTTTCTGGATTTTTGGCAACTGGAGTCGATGGCGCAATGGCAAATTGCGGCTTTACTCTATTGCCGCCTGAGTAACCCTCCACGCCACCTCCATCAGCCATGCCAGCAGGGCGCATAGCGGCCATCGCCTGACCTTGGGGGGTGAGGCTTAGGATGTTGCTCTGAGGCCCTTGTGGCGGCTGTGGCTGGCCTTGCTGAGGCTGTGCACCGGCTTGTGGGGGGTGGGCGGGCTGCTGGGGCTGCTGAGGCTGCTGCGGCATCAGTTGCTGGCCGGGCTGCATCACGTTCTCATCGACTCCACCCACGGGGATTTGTCCATTGTCTGGGTTGCCGTGGGGCTGGATGAAAGTCTTGACCGGCATGCTGGGCGCTTCATTGGCACCGATAGAGGTCAGGTTGCTCAGGCTAGTGACGTTGGGGCGACCCATCAACGCAGAGCGCATTTGGTGGATGGATGGTTCTTGCATGCTGCCGCCTTCTGCTTTGTGAATGATCCCGCCTTCATCGTAGCGGGGTATGCCGTTCTTGAGGATGTCCTCGCGCATGGCTGGGGTGATGTCGAACGTGTGGATGGGTGCTTGGTTCAGTTGTGCTGCTCGCGCTTGCGCCTCTTCAGGGGTAGCGTGACGCGATACAAAACCTTCTGGGCCAGATACGCGATGCGGCAGATCGGCATGGCCGTCGTTTACCACGCGGTGTTCACCAGTGCCAATGGCACCCTGCTGCACCTGCACGCCATGCTTCTTGCCAAACTTGTTCAAGAAGGCAGGCACCATGCGGTCGTAGAAGCCCTTCATACCCCCTCCACCTACCTCAAGGCCCTCACCAGCAAATCGAGTGCCGTTTTCTTTGGCTTGCATAATTTTTGCAGCCATGTCTTTTCCAACAACGTGGCTAATATGTTTTCCCGTAAATTGATCCGAGTTTGATCCGTACCCTTGCACCACCCCGTTTGCGTCGGACATCAACCTGATGTTTTGACCTTCTTTTGGTTCAATCCTGATGCTTCTTGTTCCATCGGCATTAACCATCGGAACGGCAATCTCGTTAACGTGCGCGGACAGCCCATATCGTTTGGCCTGCTCCGCGCCCGGCGTGATGGCGATCTGGTCGTAGCCATTCTCGGCGGCGTGCTGGATCATGGCCTTGAGCGCCAGTTCGTGCCAGTCCTTGGCGTGGGGGCCGTAGGGTGCGGGGTTGCCCTTTTTTATATGTTCTCGGTGCTCTTCCGGCTCATAGAAGAATTTGTCTTGAGGCACCCTGTTGCTGAAGTCTCGTGGGTCGTAGCCATGTTCACGCCCGTGCTGGTGCCAGTCGGATTGAATCTCTTCAATGTGCAGCATCTTTTTGCCCTCGGGCGTGGTGCGATCCTTTACGCGGATGCTGGCAAGTATGCCCGGCATGCCACCGAAGTGGTACTCCTTGCCGGGGTATGTGGAGCCCTTTTGCGGTGCGCCGTAAGACCTTTTGGCGTTGGCCTCATCCTCTGGGGTCAAGTATTGTTGGAACTTGCGCTCAGGTGTGTGCAGCAGAATCTCGCGGTAGTTCTCGCCACCGGGCATGGTGTAGTCTTCGTGGTGGGTTTGGGTGCCAGTCAGTTCCCGTTGTTTGAGCGGAAAGGAATTCTGCTGCGCTTTGAGCTTCTCCATGAAGGCAGCACGCTCCATCTGGGGCAGGGCCATAAGGGCCTGTAGGTCACGATCCTCGGCTTCAGCAGGCTTGTAGCCGGGCTTCTTCTGGAGTTCGGCCATGTACTCCGCGCCGGTGCCCTTGGGGCGGTTGATTAACTCTGCTGCGCGATTGATGGGTGAGTACAGTCCGCTCATAGGGGGCGCTCCGTGATGGTGATGTGATCCTTGATTGTGCCACCGCGATGTTTGTGCGGCATCATGGTGGCAAGCTTCATGGCGTCTATGTCGGTGGTGCTTCCGCCATCGGCATAGCTTAATCCGGCCTCATGGGCTCGGGCGGGGTCAAATGCGGCAAAGCGTGAGCGTACATGGGCTGGGTCAAACATGGCAACGGTGGTGTAATCCCCGTCAGATGACTCGCGCAGCTTCATGGAGTCAAAGCCTTTGCTTTTTAGGTACGCGACCACTGGCTTGGTTTCATACAGCATGTAATTGCCCGTCTTGTACAGGTCAATCAAATTCTGCGGCGTTTTGTCCTTGACAAAGAAGTCATGCATGTGGTGCATATCGGTCTCAGGATTAAACGTCTTCTGCGCCTTCACCTTCATGGGGTACACGGTGGAGTGAATGCGGTCTGGGGATGCCATGTCCCCAAATTCTTTTTTCATTTCCGCCTTGTGCAGGCTGTTGCGACGGTCGTACTCCTTGGTGAACTCATCGCCTTGCAGGTTGTTGAGAGAGTCATAGTCCATGTTTTTGTACTTCATGGCACGGTACTGGTCATTGGCTGACTGACGCTCAGCTTTGGCCTCATCACCCAAGCGTTCGGTGTACCTTCCCTTGCCGATCCAGTTGTTTGCAAACTCTGGCTTTGGGGTTACAAAGGAAAGATTGTCGTCGTAGCCGGGTTTGAATCCACCCTGCAAGTCTTGCTTGCTGCCGTGGTACACGTCTTGCGCATACCCCATCGCTTTGGCGCGGTCTTCTGGTGTGTTGTGTTCATGAAGACCCAGCAACCGGATGGCATTGATCCTTGCCAGCTCAAGGGCGTCTGATTGCGGGTACTTGGGTTTGGTCATGTGCGCCCTCGTGGGAAGTTTCCCCGATCATACCTTTGACTAGATGTCAAGTCTATGCTTACAGCCCTGACACTTGGAGTCGGCTTGGCCGAGAGCGGTCTTGGTGTACTGGCAGTCACGGGCCATGGTGAAGGGGATGGACTTCATGCTGGCCTCCCGTGTCCAGCCGCTCATGAAGTTTTGATACCAGCCATCTTGAACGGCCACGATATGGTCAAACTCTCGTCGGTTGTGGCACCCATAGGTGATGGTGGGCTTCAGTAGCATTGTAAGTTTCCTGTAAGGTGGAGTCGACTCCACTCAAGCCGAGTAAGGGTTGGTCATGGATCGGACGCGTTGGTTGTACTCATCAGCGTCCAAGATGTCGTCTTCATCCACCGAATCCTCACGGGGGAAGTCGATGCTGATCCAGCCCGCGTCGCGCAGGTAGCGCAGGCCCTGACTGATGCAATCAACGAACTCGTCGTGGACGGTGCCCTCTGGGAATGAGCATATCTGGCTCACGCAGCCTTCGGCCCAGTCTTTCACAAAGCCGGGCTTGGCGCTGGACTCCGGAACATAAACGCGACCGGCTTTGATGATGTTGGCAACGATGGACAGCCTTTGCACTTTGTCAGCTCGGCCGGGGTTATAGGCAATCACCGGCAGGCTGGCCTGTTGCAAGTCCTGAATCAGGCTGATACCGGCGGACTTGTCTTCAACAAGGATCACGTCCACGCGCTTCTTCCCTTTGCCTTCGCCGTACACCACCTCGAACTCGTCGATCACCTTGGGGCGTAGCTGCGGGTACTGGAGGTGGTCTTGCCAGCAGTCAAGGATCATGACGCACATGCCGCCGTCCAGTGGCTTGAACACCCCGAAGGTGATGCAGCCAGTGGGGTCGTTGATGGTCTTGTCGCTGGTGGCGCAGTCGTAGGACTGGAGGATGTACTCCAGCTTGGGAAAGGGTTTGCCTGCGCCCCAGAGCTTGAACCACTCGCGCTTGACGATGCCGCCCTCTTCTGGGTCGATGATCTCGGCGTGAATCTCCTGCCGCCCAAGGTTGGTGCCCTCGTACTGGAGAATCTGCTTTTGGAAGCTAGGCGCAAGGTTCTTGATGTTGGAGTACGTGCTGGCCCGCGTGATGGTCACGTCGTCGCCTTCACGGTCGATCAGCTCCAGTACCACGTCCTTGGGTTTGGGTGTGGTGGAGCAGATCAGCTTGGTGCGCGTGCCCAAACGGATGCCGAACTGGATCATGTCCCACGACTCACGCAGGTACTCCCATGCGGCCAGCTCGTCCAGCCACCCACCATGGAACTGCGGGCCACGGAAGCGCTCAGGCTCGGACGCGGGGATGCCCTTGATCAGGCTCCCGTTGACCAGCGTGATCTCGTGCAGGCTGGAGTTGTACTTGGCTACCAGTAGGGGCGGAATGACCTTGAGCAGGCCGGAGTCACCCTCGAAGCAGGTGGACTTCAAGTCGCCGGACGTTGGAGCCGACACCAGCCACCGGGTGCCAGCCTCTTCGCATGCCCAAGCCGCCAGCGTCTCAGCCGCTGCACGGGTCTTTCCTGCGCCTCGACCGGCCAGCAGCAGCCAGATGTTCCACCAGTCGCCCGCAGGCTCAATTTGGTGCTTCAGGGCCTGTTCGTTCAGCCACTTGAACTGCCAGTTGAAGACGATCTGCTGGTGCGGGCTGAGGGCGGTGAACTCTTTCTGGGTCTTCTCGTCCTCCATGACGACTTCAAGAGCACTCATTGGGGCTTGATGTATGCGTAGGACTCGTTGATGCTCTTGATGTCCGCCTCCAAAAGGCTTAGGTCTTCCAGCACCTCGCGCTGGACAAGCGCAAGGCGGTGCATCATCAGGTACTCGTCGATGACGTTGAAGTGCCCAGACGACCGCACGATCCATGGCTTGATGTGCAGGCGCAGGCGGAAGCGGCGGTGGGACATGGTGTGCGTAACAACGTCGTACCATGCCCACACGGCCACAAAGCCGCCAGCGGCGCGGTAAAGGTTCAGGCCGACTCGGCGGATGTCGCCCTCTTTGATGAAGTGGATCATTCTGCTGCCTCGTATATCAGTTCAAATAGGTCGGGTTTGAAGGTAAAAAGCTCACCTTTGACTCCAGTGATGATCCAGTCTCCGGGCTCGACCAGAATATCTCGCTCTGGGGTGTCAAT